TTTATAATCACCTAAATAATGTTTAAATCTTGTCTCAATATTTTTACTTTGTCCAATATATACTTTATTTCTTGGACTTGTTATTTTATATATACCAATCATATATGAAAAAACCCGATTATCAAGAAGTGGACGTTTCTATCAAATCGGGATTTTTATAATATTTTTATTAGGTCGTCCACTACCTAGTAACAAATATACAATTTTTCTATAAATAAAACTTCATAATCCTGTTAATTCTTTGCAATGGTGACTGTTTATTTTTCATAGTTATTTGTTTAAAATGGACATTCTTCTTTTTCTTGTTCTGTTAATTCTATATTAAAAGCATCTTCTAAACTACCTAAAATTTGTTTTGGTTCTTCTTGTTGTATTATTTTATCAGTTCCGTTTCTTATTTTATCAAATAAAGTGAATGGAGAAACACCGTTAAAATAATATCTTTGGTCTCTTATATTAAAAACTATTTCGTCAATCTTTTGCGGAATACCTACTAGTTTTTGTTTCTTTATCTTTTGACTTAAAAATATTACCTCTGGGTCTTTAAAATTTAATGCTTTGTTTGGTCTCCATACCGCAAGTAAATTATCTGTTTTATCCGCAAAAGTTCCACCTCCTTTAATATTATTTCCTGTAGGGCAAAAATACCTATTGCCGTCTTTATCGTTTGCCTTTGGAGTGTTTTGATGTGCTACAAGGTTAACTGAAACCTGATTTTCTAAAGCAAAACGTTTTAATTGGGTCATAAATCTAGAAATATACAAATCTTCACGCTCTCCACCTCTCAATAAATGCTCTACCATGTTGTAAGGGTCTATTACTAAAGTTCTGATTCCTTTTTTACGAACTAAATACTTTGCTTTCTCGAAAATTGTATCGACCTGAAAGTCTTTTTCAGGATAAATCACAAAAAAATGTTCGTTTATAAAGTTCATTCCGTAGTCATATTCTTCCTCACTCATGTAGTTGTTTGAGTAATACGGGTCACATGATTTACCGATTAGAGTTTCAATTAAATCATTGTAAAATTCATCTAAAGGGAAGTTTTCAGGACTAAATACTGCTACTTTAATACCAGACATAAAGGATCTAATTAAACATAATTGCAATAACATAGCGGTTTTACCATCGTTATTATAACCTGTCCAAGTATTAACCTCACCATCTTTCCAAGTCCATGCCTTATCTATTTCAGCAACTCCAGTTGTTTCACCTCTTTTTTGTCCGTTACGATAACCATTAAGCATTGATTCACGCACATCGTTAACCTGAAATATCCCTTCAATACGTACGTCTTTAGCTAATTTAATCGTATTCAATAAAGAATTTTTTCCGTACTTAATTAAATAATCGTTTGCATCTTTACAGTCTCCAAAATTAACTATTTTACATTTTTCAGCTCCAAAACGACGAATTAACTCTTTTTGCCCTTTTTCCCCAGCCTCATCATTATCAACAGCAATAAAAATAGTTTCTTTTGATTCAAAGTAATTGTAATAGTTATCAATATAGTCTAAATTTAATTCGCCTTTTAAGTTAAATCCATTAGGAACTGAAACCACGTTAGTAACTCCAGCAGTATAAAAACTCAATACATCAAATTCACCCTCAACAACTATACAAGTATCTTCTGTAGAAATATTATCTAAATTGTAAAATATCTTTTCAGCATCTTTGAACAACTTAAAATTCTTTTTACCGTCCCTATACTTTACGTTTATTAATTCATCTTTAAAATAGTAATCAAAACAAATACAATTCTCCTCTTTTTTTGTTTGTGGCATCCACTCTTTAGACTCACGAACTTTTAAGGCTTTTAAGGCGTTAATATCTATTGACCTAACATTAGTTATATAATCTATAAATTTATCGCTATAATCGCTTTTAGTATTGCTTAAAATAGGTTTTGCGTAATGCTTTACATTTTCTTTTTTCTTAAATGTGTGAAGTTGTCCTTTTTCACCGCAATGATTACAGTTAAAAAAACCTGTGTCCCAATGTAAAGAAACACACTTATCTGTTTTCTTTTTTCTATCAGCAGAACAAAACGGGCAAATATCATTTTTAGCTCTATCTTTAAAACCGTGTTGATTATATTTATCAACTTCAAATCCGTTAATTTCCATAATTTAAATTTGATTAGTTTTACCGATTACCTTTACTCTAAAATTAGATAAATTCTGTTTCTTTATCCAGTGTGTAAAATGTTCTTTATATTCCTTTAAAGTTTTCTTTTGCTCTTGCATTGTTATTAAATGACTTTCAAAATTATCTATAAAAACGTTTATAACATCAATAGAAACTTTATTTTGCATTGCCGTTACTTCAATCCATTGAGTAGAATTTTTACATTCAGAAACGAAAACAGAATTATTAATAATATCTTCTTTTATTTTATCTTCTATTATCTTATCTTCTCTTATGCCTTTTGATTCGCTTTCAATTGGGTTTAATTTCGGTTTAATTTCGCTTTCAATTGGGTTTTTTTTAGGTCTTCCGCCCTTGCTACCATTGGACGAATTGGTTTTGCTTTTTCCTTCAACTTCAAATAATTGAGCGTCTAAAAACTTAATAATTATAATATCATTAACTAAGTCTAAAGCACCTTCCAGAATAAGTTCTTCTAATTCATTTGGGTAATTAAGTCTTTTTAATAACTGGGGCTTTGTTAATTTACAGTTCCTTTGCCAATAGTAAGAGCAAATATTAATGAAAAGACCTTGTGCTGATAAAGAACAAAAAGAAATATCTTTAGTTAAATACTCAGCAGGCTCAAATTTAAAGTATGGTAATTCCTTAGCCATTACAAACCTCCTCTTTTAAGTGTAATAAGTCGTATTTTTCAATAGATAATTCTAAATCCTTATAAGTCCAAGCCCAAAGACCAAATGACGCTGTTTTTGGATAACTAACGCAATCGAATTGTTTATTCTCTTTGTGCTTAAAAACTTCGTAATGTTCGCATCCATCACAATCAACTTTATAGACATATGCTTTATCACTTTTTTTAATTTGGGTAAAGATAAACCCTTTGACTTCTCCTCTTCCGATAAATTCCTCTAGTAATTGTTTCATTTTATATTTGGTATTTAGTTAAAAAGTAAAATCCTATTATATCAGCCGTTAAGTGAGACGGGCTTCAATAATAGGATTCTTATAATGTCTTTTTAGATAATGCGTCTCACTTCATTACTTAAAGCAAATATAACACTATAATTTAGATAAACAATACTTTTATTAAAAAATTATAATCTTTTAAATTCAATTTCTTTTTCAATTTTATTTCTCATTTCTACATTGTGAAACCCGTTAAATTTTTCACATTCACTTATACTATTATAAATGAACCCATCTGAAACACGTATTATTTTAATTGAATTTACAGCTATTCGGTTCATTTTTCTTTTAACTAATTTTTCTTTTCCGTCTCTTAAATTCTCAAACTCTTTAATCTGATATTCAGTCCATTTACTTACCTGATAATTCCATATCGAGTGCTGTGGGAATTTTCTAAGAGTTGGCATTACTTCTGCTTGCGTCTTAATTAATCCTTTATAAAAGTTCCATTAACATTTTTACCTGTTCTATCTTTAATTTCGTTCCATGCTAAATTAGCACATTCGGTAAGATCTAAATTTAGATTAATACATATATCGTCTAACCAATCAATACAGTCAGCAGTTTCATTTTCTGTACATAAATCTAATAATGCAAAAAGATTATATTGCAAATCATTGTGATTAAGTGCTCCTTTTTCAAATTTAATATCTACAGCTATTTGATTACACAATATAACCAAAACTACAAATATATCGCCTATGCCGTCTTTTATTTCATCTGGTTTATTTTTTAATATTGCGCCAGCAGTTTCCCCGACTTCTTCCAATAATTTAAGCCTTTGTTTTGGTGCGTTTTCAGATTTCAATAAATCTTTATCGTTTGCCCATTCTAAAATAAGCAATTGTAATTCTTGTAATGTTTTCATAGTGTGTTCATTTTTGATTCAATAATATAAAATTCTCCTTCAATTCTTAGGTTTGGAATAAATCTATCATATTTTGTAAATCCGTTCATTCCTTTATTTTTTAATCGTTTTTTTTGTTCTTCAGTATATTTCATTTGCTTAAAATTTCAGCAATCATAATAACAAATTTTTCTATTGCGTTTCTCATAATATTTTTATTTAAAACCGCCTAAATTAATAAGCGGTTTGGTTGTTAGGCTAAAATGGAAGATCGTCATCTTCAATAGGCACTTCAACTGCGCCTTCACTATCACTACTATTCGATTTTTTGAATATCTTTAAGTTACCAAAGTAAGGTAGTTTAATTTCTTTTGAAGCGTCTGCACCAAGTTTTTTATAAATTTCAGTTGGTAGTTTTTGAACTTGAAAACCCCAATTCCCGTTAGTGTCTTCGCTATCCATTGTGACTAAGTCAGTTTGCATATATACAGCTCCTTCTTTTTCAGTTAGATAGTTGTCATCAATTGGGATAACCAAACATTTTTGACCGCTTTTTGCAGTTACTATACTGTGTTTTAATTTTGTAAGCGCCACGCTCATTGCGTAAGATTGTAATTTTGCCATTGTTATGATGTTTAATTTAGCCTACCTTTTTAAACTGTTGTCGGCTATTCAGTTTTTGTTATAAATTATTTACTTGTGTTAAACTCCATTTTTTAAATGCTTCAAACTTTGCAATTATTTCTTTTGTCACTTCATTATCCACTTCAGTATTTGGCAACTCGAAAGAATTAACCCAAACAGATAACTGTTTTTTTACTGGCGCTTTTGCAAGCTCTTTCGCTTCTTTCTCTTTTGCGATAAGTTCTTTCGCTTCTTTCTCTTTTTCAGATTTTAACTTCGCAATTTCAGCATCTTTTTTATCCTGGATAGCTTTTTGCTTATCAGCTTCAATTTTTCTTTGCGCTTCTGCTTTTTCACGCTCTTGTTTTGCTTTTAATTCGATTGCATCTTGTTTCGCTTTTGCTTCAGCTCTTTCTTTTTGAAGTTCTTTTTCTTTAGCCTCTGCTTCCTTTTTCAAACGCTCGTTTTCTAATCTTATTTTTTCTTGATCTTTATCGAATTCAATTTTAGCAGCCTGTAAATTAAAGAAAAGTTCTTTATAGTCCTCGTCGCTCATTTCTCTAAGAAAAACATCTGAATTTAAAAATTGGGCATAAGGCGCAATTTGCATTTGTCTTTCGTGCGCTAGTTCATTTAGTCTTTTGTCTTCTGCTTCCTTTTCTTCTGCCTGTTGCTTTTCTTTCGCTTCATTTTCGAATCTTGTTTTTTTACCAAGAACATAATCGTCAAAATCGTAATCATTCATTTCTGAAAAATCCAAACCTGTAACGTCTTCAACATAAGCACGGATTTTTTCAATGCGTTCTAAATTTAAAATGCGTTTAGATTCTTTCTCTTGGCTTTCGAAAAACTTTTCGGCTTCCATTAATTTAGATTCCATTTCTTGATTTACTTTCAATTCCTTATTGTAAATAGCATCTACAAATCGACCCCCAGCAATATAAAAAGCCTTTTCTCTTTCTTTCCATTTGTCAAGTCCTTGAGTTCTGTTTTTTACAATCTTTAAACGCAACTCTTTAAAAGTTGGTAAATTTTCAGTCGTAATTTCTAATCCTATTACATCAATGTAAGCGTCTTTTAAAATTTCTCTTTCGGCTAAAGTTGTAGAAAGTCCGCTAGTCATTTCTTGCGCTTTAGTAAGTTCTAACCCGAATAAATCGGGTTTTATTTCTTCTGTAAATTCTAATGGAACTAAATTTTTATTTTCGTGTAAATCCCATTCTATTTGTTGTAATGCTAAATCTTTGCTCATAATTATATATTTCTTAATTGTGTTAGTTTATCTTCTAAATTCAATACTTGTACTTGTGTAGCGTTTAATTTTCCTTCTTCAATAAGGTTTAAATATTTTTCAATATTTTCAAATCCAGAATCCAATAATTTTACCATTTGCTTTTCATTTAAAGTAGGTATTTTTGGTTCTTCAATAACTTCATGAGAAGTCTCTATTGTAACCTCTGGCATTTCTTCTGGTACATAAACAGGACCAGAAAAAACATCTGGACAAAACCATTTTACACCGTTTGAAATTGCACGTGCAAATAACATGTTTTTAGGAAATTTATCAATATTCTTTGTTAATGCTTTTTTAGCATCTTCTATTGTAAAAGTAGAATTACCTATCATTTCTTTTCCTTGATAAAAGTCAATAGAACAAATTTTATCGTCCATTTTTGCAACTTTATAGTCATACTTTCCACTTCCCTTTACTGTACTTGCAATAAGTCCAGCTCCTATTGTTGGTTTTCCTTGAATAATATGTATTCCGCTCATTGCTGCAAAAGGAGGTATTCCAATCTCTTGCCCCGCTTGAATTTTAACAAAGGCTTGCCCCATTGCTTTTGCGTCTGTAAACATTCCGCTTTCTGCGAATGTTTTTGCCATAATCATAATGTCATTTACAGGCATAACTTGAATTTCATTTTTCATAATTAATTTTTTATTGGTTGTTCAAAAATTTCGTCTACTACTTCGATATTTCTGACTAGCATATTATATTTAGCTTTTGAGTCAGCATATTTAAACATCATTTCGTCTATTGCTTTTGCTTGTTCGTCGATTAAATCCTGTTGAATACTTATAAACTTTTCTAAGGCTTCAATTCTTAATCTCTGGAATTCTACTTGTTCTTTCATAATTTTTATATTTTTATTTTAACAAATGTAACTATAATTATTTACATAACAAAACTTTTTATAGCAAGATTATTTAATCTTTTTCTAGTTACTAACCCACAGTTAATATAATATGCGTTTCGTTTTTCGTTGTAAGTTAGTTTACGAAATACTTTAGTTCTTTTTGAGGGACAATGTTCTAATTGGTATAGTAAACCATCGTTTAAACATACGATATTATTATATGTTTTAAAATTTATAACTATCTTGTTCTTAATGTTTTGCATAGTTTAATATCGCTTAGTAGGTAGTTAGCAGTAATACTACATATATCGTACTTCGACATCTTTTTCGTTTTTAAGTGCGTTTTTTGCATACTCATAGGCTTGTCTAACTTGTCTATCGTGGCAAGTTTCGCCTTTACTGCTATTATGAATATTTGAAGTAATCCGTAAGGCTTCAATGATTGTTTCTAATTGAAATTTGTAAATCGTTATTTCTTCCATCTTATTAAATTTTTTGTTATTAATCCGTACTACTGCTAACAATGCATAACACTAATTACGGTTTCGGTCTTGAATTTATACTTAGTTTTGTATCAGTGATACGGTTTTTAATCTTAAATAATAGTGATTGTTTTATTTGCAACGCTCGCAAAGCACGTGTTTTACCTGCCATCTTCCCAACGACCTAAATCCAAATCTGGAATAATTCCAGTCCCTTCTTTTTCAAAGAAACTTTCGTCATAATTGAACTCAACTACTAGTCTATCCTGATAGCTATTGTGGTCAGTTACGTTTAATTCAGCATTGTACTTAATTAATAATTCTTTTAATTCAGCTAAGAATTTTTGTTGTTTATCCATAGTGGATAAAAAGACGTCAGGTAACAGCGGTTTTGAGCTATTGTCGTCTTGGTATTGAACTGTAACATTGTTTTGTACTTTCATAATCTGTCTTAAATTTAAAGTTTTGGGTTTGTTTTTTGGCAACATCACAAAGCCGAGAAACGTTACTCTTCAAATGATTCATAATGTTTTTTTTCTACGGCTTCAAACTTCAACTGCCTATCGATTATTTCTAATATTTTATAAAAATGATCTTCTGGTATTGGGTTTTCTAATTTAGAATTAAACCATCTTTGCCTAACTTGCCCGAACGATGTTTTAGTTTTATTTGCAATAACTTTTAATATTGCTGTTTTATGCTTCATTAAAGCATATTTTTCTGTGATTTGTTTTTTCATGTTATAGTTTTATCCAGTTTAAACCATTTAAATGAGCGCATCTAGTATATAAACAAAATAATATTTGTCCAGAGTCATCTTTTATTTCAAAAGACTTATTAGAACTTCTTTCTGATATTTCATATTTTTTACCTTTAGTCAAGTAATTTACTCCTTGTTCGTCCAATTTATCAATAGGACTTTCTACATATTTTTTCATAATTATATCATTTATTTTAATAAGTTTGGGTGTTCGTGAATGTTTCCTATTATTTCAACCGAATTGTTATACTGGATGAACTTATACAAATCTTGATTCATAAATTCATTTATTTGAATAGCAAATACGCTTCTAAATTCCATATAAAAAACTTTACCTATTCTTATTGAGTTATGTGGTAAGTTATCATAACATGTATTTTCTGTAATAAATTTAACAATGTCCCCCTCATAAATATCAACTCCGTTTTTGTCTTTTAGTCCTGTGAATTGATTTATAATGAATAAATCGGTATTTAATATTTCAATCAAGTATTTACTTTCAAAATCTTCTATAAACTGATTTAATAAAGTACTCCATGCTCTAAATTTAATTTCTCTCATTACATCATTGATTTTAATTCATTTGGCATACATGATTTACCTCCAAATAAATAGTTACTAATTTCTTCGTGCGATGTGTAGCCTAATGTGATAATGGCTAATAATAGTTTTTTCATGGTGTTAGTTTTGTAAATGTTTTTTATTAACTGATTCTGATATTTATTTTAGTAGGTTTTCTGCAAATTCGTAGTCAAGTTTTCTGAAACGTGATGCGTAATGAGGATAATTAAATCCTTTTACATAAATTGCTAAATCTCGATGAGAATAACCTGTAAACTCATAAATTTCATTTAACACCAAGCCACCATGTAATTGGTTATTTACATCAATACAAACTACTTTTTCTCCTGTTTTAAAATTACTCATAATTTCTATTTGTTTTTATTTATATAAGCAAATGTAATCATAATAATTTACATAACAATACTTTTTATAAAAAAAGTGCAAATTATTTTACACTTTTTAAAAATAAGACTTTAAAGCAGTTCTAAAGGGATTCGTTACAAGTACGTTAAGTCTTTAATTTAAACCACAAAAATATAAATAAACATAAAATAAAAAATAGTAATGCGAATAATATTGTATAATCTGTTTTCTCTGATTCTTTGTTTTTTACTTCTTTTTCAGTTTCTATCCTAATTACTTTTCCAACTTCAGTCACTTCAAAATTATCAAACTTGCTTTTATCGTAAACAATAGTAGCATTAAAATACTCTTTACCGTCAATAATCATAGGTTTAAGCACGTCAAATGGTTTAATAGAGTAAACATCTCTTAATTCAATATTTTGCTTTAAAACACGTGTATTTTCAATTGATAAACTATCGCTTTTAAACGTTGTTTTCTGTTGCGAAGTTTTACGAGTTCCACAACTGATTAAAAGTAATAGTATTAATAGGTATTTCATGTTAAGCCTTATTTAAGTTTTTAATGCTTTTTCTTAAATAGTGAATTTATTATTTAAGTTTTTCTTCTAAAACCCGTTTAATTAAAATACAATCTTCGTACATTTCTGCATTTTCAAAGGCTTTTAAGGCACATTCTAAATCCTTAACCGTTCCAATATTACACCATTGAATAAACTGCTCTTCTGTTTGAATCGAACGAATGTAACGAGGGTCGCAAAGTTCTTCGTAGGCTTGGTTAAGTTTTTGAATGTTCATATTATTCGTAAAAATAAAGTTTAGCTTCTGCTTTTCGTCTTTGAATTAGTCCATTTAATTGAACTCCTCCAGCTGATATGTATTTTGAAGTAAACCAAGATTTAATAATAGTAGGTGTTGATTTTCGGTTAATCAATTGAAATAAAGTATTTGAACCTCCTGTATTATAAGTGTGAGATACTAATGCGTCAAACTCTTGTTGCTTCAGTTTTAAGGTTACTTTTCGCATTACAATATTTTCGTAAACTTGTAAATCTTGAGCAAGAGCTAAAACCGCTTCGGGTTCAGTTTTTATAGTTTGGCGTGAATAAGCTAATTTTTTATTTGTAATCCCTTTTATAAAATTTCCTTTTGAATCACGCATCGCACGCCCATAACCCTCAGTCCATATACCTATCGGATCCATTTTTGGTTGTAGTCCTATAATAGATAAATCTCCATCATGCAAACCTTCAAAGTGCTTTATTAAATCAATTCCTATTTTACTTGTTTTCATAATTTTATCTTGAAATTAAAAATAGAATATAACCAAAAATAAAAGTTAATATTACTCCTGCAAATATTCTTAATTGCCTCATATTCTCTTTTGTAACAGTATAATCTTCTTCAAGTCTTTTAACTCTTATGTCAATGTCATGCACAATGTGAGTTAATCCTTTGTGGTTGTTAAAAATGTTTCCAACTAAAGCCGATTCTATACTGTCTAATGTTTTGTTTTGATTCTCAGCATCAGTTTTTAATGATTTTAAATGCTGTTCCATACGATCAAGGCGTTCTGATTCTATTGACATAAGCTAATAAATTGATTCTATTACAGTAAATGTAATT